ATATTATTAAATCTATCATGGTCTATTGTATCTATTGTTAAGTCTTTAAACAGTCCCATTTTCTTCCTCTTCTTTCTTTGGTTTATCAAATAACCATTTACTTATAAAATCTTTAATCTTCCCTTCTACTTTCTTTTTAGGTATTGAACTCAAATCTTCAGTGGTCCATGTAATCTGTCTAATCTCCCAATGGTCAGCATTGCTATCATAGTGACATTCAACTGTAAAATTCTTATCATTTGCAGATCCATAATAACGTGTGGTTTGAGTATAATTATCTTCCATTTCTATATGTATCATTTGCTACCTCATATGTTTCATATTTAACTGTTAGCTCTTCACCTCTTTTTATCTCCCTAAGAGTATAAAGATTCCAATCAAAAGATGTTTTATTTATTACACAGTTTGGCTCACTGGAGTGATTAATAAATCCTCCTAACGGAGTCCTCATTAAACCACTCCAAATTTCACCATTTAGATCATAATGAGTAGTTCCTATCTTTTTCCCTTCTTCAATCTTTTTCACAGCAAAGAGCCCTAATCCATTAATTTCAGACCTTTTAACAGTAAGATATCTTGGTAAAGGTCTGTAGGTTTTCATACAGGGATACCGACTCTTGCTTCCAGTTTCTTTACTCTGTGAGATACGTTAACTATCTTTTGTTCAAGAGCATCAACACTATCAATGAGTTTTAACATATCTTTCTTTACATCTTTTAAACCCACCTCTTTTGGTGCATTACTCTTCTTTTTTACAACCATTTAATACTCCTATTTTTTAAACGCTGGACTAAAGAGAACTTTTGCTCCCTTTATAACCTTACGCATGAACTTATTCCAGGGATCTATAGTGTACTTTCTTTTTGCTTTTGTTTTTTTCATACTTATTCTCCTTTTAATTGCAATTTGGTGGTTTAGTATTTACTTCATTATTATCTTCTTCATCATCTCCAAAATGTGAATACTTTTCTTTATTAAATTCATCTGCTGTTGTTTTTTCAGCATGTCCGTATATTTCTTTATTACTACACTTACGTTTAATTGTACTAGCAGCAGTGTGCCAAGTATGACCACCAACATCTTGTACTTCAACATAACCTGAATCAGCATTAATAGATTTAATATTAAAATAGTCTTCTTCTCCTATTATTTTAATCCAATCACCTACTTCTAAATCAATCATATCATTCCTCCTTTAAATATGTAGTGTACTTACCAATAGCAATATTATAGGTTGCAACAGTAAGTCTTTTAACATTACCATCTCTGCATCTGTCAGCCATTTGTCTTATTTGCTTATCTATATCATGTCTGATAAGATTAATTGCATCAGTAGACATCTGTATTCCACGATCATGAAATACTTTCTTAACTTTTGTGATCTGTATCATCTTTTTCTTCCTTCCTGTATAACTTTATATATGAAATAAGCTATAACAATTTGTATTAAAAGGAATAATTCAAATAATAGTATTGTTTTCATCTTTGTCTTCCTTTCCTTTGTTCTTTTTTACGACTTAGATCTCTTCTTTTATTTGCTAATGCAGTACATTGATCCCAATATTTAACTAATAGATATCCATTATTTATCCACTCTTCAGTATCTTTTTTCTTAGTTTCTTTCTTTGCTACCGAAAGACCTTTGATAAGAAATCTAATAGCAGATTCCATGGTTTTAGATTGTACTATTGATTTGTCAAATCTGCCATATTCTCCTAAATAAACATGATCTCTAACATAATCTCTATTTGGTAATCTTTTAATCTTCACATTGTTCTCCATGTAAACCTTTAATCCTTTCTTGCCTAGCTTCTTCAATCATATCTTTTATCTTTTGAAAGTCATTCTTTAATTGCTTAGATCTATCTGACGTAACACCTTTAGAAACATATATAAGGATTGCATCAATCTCTTCTTCTGTTAATTTTACTGTAACTGTTACCATATTATTCTCCTGAAGACAAGAGAGTGGGGAAAGGAGAACTTCATAGTTGATATTGTGCCTAAGGAGTTCAGCTCAAAACCACTCTCTATCTTCATAGTTTTCATTAAGCTACAGCTAATTCTTTATGCAGCTTAACATGACGTGTCAACACTTCTTTTGGTGGTGACAATTTCAATGCTTCAGTGCAAGCATTATAGAAAGACCACATATTCTTTTCTTTGAATACTTCATGTTGTGGTTTCTCCCATTCTCTCTTTGCAACTGATAACTGTCTTGGTAGAAGAATGTTTTTACCAAATAACAATCCTAATTCTCTATAAGCATTATTATCAGTAAGCTGAATATCTTTCATCTTCATTGATTGATCATTCATTCTTTTGAATTCAGTATCAGCATTCTTCATTGTACGCATTAAGATAATTTCAAGATCATCATACACATTACCAGTATGTTTTCTCAAATATGTTACCTGATCTCCCCTAAAGCATAGATTATCGCAAATGAATACATTCATTCCAACTGCAATACCTATTGTAGTACTCTTATCATAACTATTTCTACCACCAATGGTTAGGCCTACATCCTCAGTACCATTCTTATAGTTAAGACAAAAGAACATATGCTTTCCTTTTCTACCAAGAGCATAATTCTGACTCTCAAGCTTATATCCTTGATTCTTAAGAAACATATTACCCATATCTGTTGTATTCCTAACTAAATCAAAATGAGATACTGGTTTGTATGTTCTTGTTTCTTCTGGCAAAGGAACTTTATCAAGATCACTTAATAATACTTCCTGTGCTCCACAATGCAATGTTAATTCACTCATTGTTTCTCCTTTCTAGATTATTCTGCCATTTTTTCTTTGATCAACATCAAGCCTGCAATTGAGTCTTTCTTGTTCTCTATTCTTTAAAGTAATGAGTTCAAGATGTCTTATTACACCTTCACTACCTCTGATTGGCTTTAATGCTAATATCTTATTGGCATTATAAGATATCCTAAATGATCCTGATGGACTTGATATGTCTATTCCATTCTTGAATGCATCCTTAGATAATTCCCATATTCCTATTACAATGCAGTTTAAATCTTTAGATAGATTCATTATGCTTTCAGAAATATCTTTATCTTTTGATATTTCATCTCTGAATCTAGATTTCATTAATCCACAATGGTCTATGAATATTACCTCTGGTTCAAAATTGATAACATCAAGCTTTTTCTTTATCTCCCATGGGAAACAAGGTTCAAAATCAAACTTGATATTACTCATCTTAGGCATTCCATTTTTACCAGTTCTGTAATGAGTCTTCAGATCTTCTTGATTCCATCCATTATGTATCATTGCTATTCTTTCAATTACCTGCTTTCTTGACATCTCAAACTCCATAAAGTATGATCGTTTCTTGATGGCAAGCAGCCAGTTTAATATTAGCATTGATTTCATTGACTCTGGAGGAGCAGTAAGAAGAACAGTTTCACCTGGATATACAGGAAAATGCTGGTCATACATTTTGCCTATATCCAATGGAACTTGATCTGTTGAATAGAATTTTATTAACTCTTGTTCAAGATCACTTACTTCATAGTTACTGATTGATTTCTTAGCTTTATATAGTTTGCATTCAGGTGAACACATTCTATCTTTAACTTCAGAATGACATCCGAAGTGATATCCTTCGCCACTATTAGCATTGTATACTGAATGCATTATCTTTTCCATCTCATCCTCAGTAAATGGATTGTCAGGTACAGATATCTTACTTCTCCAATATTCCATGAATATCCTTACAGCATCTTCTGGGAATCTTATTCTTAAATGAGACCCAAGAGTTAATGCAGCTTTATGTCTAAATCCATATGGCACATTCTCCATCATCCTTTGAATGCACACATATTCATTAGAGATAGAAGCTCTTCCTTGTGAGACAAACTTTGCTTTTGGAAGAGATACCGTCACATCAAATACAGGTTCTGTTTCTAACTCTTCATAGACAAAATTATCTTTAGGTCTTGCAGCATTCTTATCTAACCAATGTTCATCAACATCCATGATTTCAGATTGTTTTATAGGAACTTTCCAATATCCAGAACTTATCTTTAAGGTATTGGGAACTCTAATTAATCTCACTCTATCTATAACAAGTGGGTCTGCATAATCATACATACCTTTATTCTTTAAGACATGTTTAACCTTTAAGTGAAGATCATTACATGGTTCCCATTTGAATGCAGAACCAGATATATGAACATGAAACCCTTTTTCTCCAGAGAAATATACTTGTACTGGAATATCTAATATCTCTATTAATCCAAGAGTTAAATCTTTAGCTTGTTTTATATTTGCTCCATCAACATCAAATATAAATTCATCAGGCATATATAATTTACCTCTGTATCCAGATAAAGTTTTCTTTTCCTTCACATGCTCAACTACCTCTTCATCATAATCCCATAAGGACATGAATGTATCAGAAGATATGTTATAGAATGAGGATACTTGACTTGGTGGGAAGAAATGATGACGATTAGTTAATGAGAATGCATATTCTTTTAGTATCATAAGCTATGCCCCCTTAATAACCAGACTGAATCTTTTTTAGTTGATTTTTCTTTTACATTGATTATTTTCTTTTCTTTCATATCTCTGAAGACTCTTTCATATGTAGAAGGAGATCCTAACCTTCTTCCATATAATTTCTTTCCTCTTCTTGAAAGACCTTGTATATCTCTGGTACGAAATCCTAGTTTTCTATTATTCCAATACCATTTAATCATTGTTTCTATATGTTTTCTTACAGTTGGTCCCATTGTGTTCTCCTTTCATATTATAAGAAGCTGGCAGATCGTGGATGAATGCGGGTTCATTATATATCACAAAGATATCTACCAGCCTCTAATGTCATTGGATACTAGAATGGCACTTCAGTTGTAGGAGGATCTGTTATTGATTTAACAACAGTCTCTATTGAACTTGGGCTTTCTCCATTTCTATTTTGAAACGCATTCAAACTAATCTCAGCACGATTTTTCCAGAATGATACATTCTTTTCTGTATATGATAACTTATCTGTTTCCATTACTACAGGAGCAGGTTCACGCCATATGCGTGTATACTTATCATCTTTAGGATCTTTATGAAATAATACATTTATTGTCATTCCATTTAGATTAGCTGCATCATCATCGTACGTTACTACAGGATGCTTAGAGCCATTATCAATAACTTCTTGTATACCAGCATTAGCAAATCTAAACCAGTTAGAAATTCTAAACTCTTCATGTGTGGTTTTATTTACAGTCTCATATACACGAGCATTCATGTTATCTGGATAATCTTCAAACCAAATATCTATAAACTTCTTACCATTATAAGTACCATACTTGGCTTGCTTTATTGTTAGCTCTTTCCATCCTGGTACATAATCAGCACCACTACCAGAACCAATTGTTACTGTTCTAATTGCCATTTTCTTCTCCTTTGTTAATTAATGTAGATAGACTTCTTGTTTTTCCAGTACCTGGGCTACCGACAATTAGAATTCTTACATTTGAGAATCCTTTCTCTTTAGCAGCTCCAATTACAAGCTGGAAATCTTGTTTCATATCTGATGGAAGTAAATCAGTTCTATCTTTGGCATGCTCATATATTTCAGAATGTTTTGTTCTCCACATGTAATCTTGAGAGTTACCATTCTTCTTTGTATATGTATAAAGCACAAAATCAAACCATTTACTTATATCTTCTTTAGTACTTCCATCTATATATGGTTTAATCCTAGTTCTTCCATCCTCTAGCATTTCAACTTTACTATGACATGTTACAATTAGCATTCCAGGCATTTTAGTAATAAACTCAAGAGTTTTATCAAGTTTATTCTTTAGCTTACCCCATGATTGCATTTGCATTACACCATCTTTATTAACTAATGATCTTTGATATTTCTTAGCTAACTCAGAAAATGAATCTATAATAACTGTACTTATATTAGATCCATTCCTTGGTACAGTTTGAACTTGAACTTCTTTGATAGTAAGATCTTCAGTAATTGTTTTATCAACTACTATTTCTTTTTGTTCAAATATACCATTTATTGTATTCCCAAAAGCTTCGAATGTGGATGGCTTTAATACTGGACAGTTAAACATCTCTTGTATTTCAACTTCACCACCAAGGGTATGAGAACCGTGTTCAGTATCAAACATTAAGATTTTATTCATCTTGCTTTTTCCTTTCTATTTTAGAGACAGATAGCCTGTAGAACTAACTATATGTCTGTTGAGTATTTATTTCTTAGCTAAATATTTGTAAAGTCTATCGGCAAATAACTGTACAACATCTTCAGTTACTAAATAGCCTTCTGGAGTTTCATCACCAACTTCAAGTCTTTTATATTTTAAAAGTAGTTCTAAATATATCTGAATTACTTGCTGCTGAGCTCTATTTTTATCCATATTTAACTTCATGAAAATACAAAAAAATAACCTTAATTCCAAGGGTTATTGAGGGAGCAAACCAAGAAAATAGTCTACTCCCTCCCTTCATTATACCATATATTATGTTAATGCGACTGGCACAACATATTTCCCTGCTGGATCATCATCTCTCCAAGCAAGAGCTTCTTGTACTGTTGCTGTAGTAACTTCCGTTCTCCATGTACTTTGTGTATTGTTAGGAATGCCTTCGATACAACTTTCACCTGTAGATGGGTTAATCATCTTCAAGTATGTTGCTGGAACTGTTTCTATTCTAGTTCGTACTCCTTCATTCCATGCAAATCCAGTTCTAGGAAGTTGAAACCGTAGAAGTTCATACTTTCTTCCATCAATTTCATCTTTATGGACCACTTCATGATCTAAAGTTGCAAGTACAGTTTCTACACCAAAGTGCTCAAGCAATTCAGTTCTCTTTGCTACATTAGTAAGACAGAATACATCTGAAGTTTTTAGTTTACTCCAGTCATTTTTAGATTCAGCTAATCTCATTAACCTAACCACTCTTGTATTCTGATAATTAGATCTAGCATTACTATTTTTGATCTTCCTATCCTCTTGAATACAGTGAATAGCCATATCTTTAGCTTTCTTAGGTATTCTTCCTATTAATTCACCTTCCCAATTAAACTTTATTGGAAAGTAAGTAGCAACTGTTGTTCCATTCATATTGACTAAAGTACCTTGTCTTAGGAATTTTAAATCAACATTATCTATCATACCTAAATTAAGAAATCCTCTAAATGTATAAGAGTATTCTCCTATTTTTGGTTTAGTATCAGTCACATTACCTCTCGAATATCGACCATCAAGCATTTTTACATGATCTTTAGTGATATTAGCAACAGGAACTTTATGATCAGCTCTTTCATACCAGGATCTGTCATAGCAATATACATTTATAGTTTTATTACTAGCTTTTATAAATGCAAATGCAGTCCATCTATACCCATATCCAGGGTAGAAAGTAACCATATCGCCCCTTTTACCATCCTTAAGAAGATCTAGAATCTTTTCTTTTCTTTTTAGACCTTCTCGAGTATTCATATAGATACTCATCAGTCTGCTACATTTCTTGCTCTACCAGCAATATGATCAAACTCCTGTACTATTCTTACTTCATAAAGACCAGTAGGCATTGTAAGAGCATTATGTTCTTCGTGATTGATGGTTGATTCACCTTCGATATTAACATACTGTGGAATATCTCCTACAGATGTACTCCTTCTTCCAAATGCAGTTATTTCTACACCTGGAGGATTCTTATCCATATAGAATGAATGAGAATGACCTGTAACTTCACCAAAAGCAACTGTTAATTTCTTACCTTTAGCTCTTCCATTAACATATGCAGTTTGTGTTTTATTAGAATGGTATCCAGGTACATTTTTACCAGCATGTAGTACTTCTTTTCCATCATTAGAATCACCTTCAGCACCCTTTACAATATTCCATCCTTTTTTAGTATTTACATTTTCCTGCTTAATAAACAGGACATCACCTTGTTGATATTTTATAGCCATGATTTCTCCTTTATTTTGCTAATTCCCAACCCTTTTTAGTCAGGACTATTTGTTTCTTTTCTTTAACAGCATTTACTAAGACCTGCATAGGAACATATTCACCTATGAGAACTTTTAATCTATATGCTGAACTGACATAAAGCATCCAATAGATTACTTTCTTTGCCATTACTTTATTCATATTTCCAGTATAGTTTCTGAACATAGTTAATCCAATAGAGAAACTTACTGGGGATTTCTTTAATTCCACCATTCTCTGAAGACATGCTTTTCCACCAATTGTTTCTAGGCTTGTAAACATTCTTTTTAAATGACTTGGAACAGATGCACCCTTTAAATATCTCCATGCCCACTGAGATCCAGTTATCTTTTCAACAATATTGCATTCAAGAAAGAATTCATCAAAACGAGTTGATGATTGTGAATTATGTCTGATTGCTTTTATTGTCTTCTTGCCTAGATCTTTATGAACAGCAAGTCTTCTCATACCATTGATGAGACGATTATCACTTGACACTACTATTGGTGACATTAAACCAACCTTTGAAACAGACTTCATAAGATTTTTAAACTTATTATTCCTATCTGTTCTCTCAGGTGGATTACCATTATTAGTTTTAACATCCTTAACTTTCATTGTCACTAACTGCATTTTGTTCTCCTTTTCTTTTTGTTTAACATCCTTTTAATAAATCCTTAATATTTATTGGAGGTAACATGGTTATTAACGTACTTATTGTACTAACCATGTCATCTTCATCTTTTTTTATTTCAAGAATTTCGTGTTCTAGCTCTTTTATTTTGTGTTGTGCTTCACAATTTTCTAATTCAAGTTCATTTATTCTATTCTGAAGCAACATTATTTCTTTATCCATCTTTATCTCCCTTATAAATCTGTCAGCACCCACTTGGGTTGGTCTACCTGGGTATGTGAAGGGAGTAAGTAAGTGCTGACTAAATATTAACTACCCTTCACATGTTTCTTCAAACTTTTTGCCATTTTCTCTCCTTCAAGAGCAACTAATCTCCACTGTTCTTTCCTAACAGTCATAGCTCCTAAATCATAGTACAACCAAGCCATACCAACTATTAGTATTAACACTAGACATATCAAACTATATTCAAGATAGCTCATTTTACTTCTCCTTCCCATGCAAGCTTTGGTACTTCTCCTTTAGCCCAATTCCTTGCATCCTCTTCAGCATGATATTGACAGCTTATATTAGGACAAGCACGAAATACTTTGACTATATTCTTCTTAAAGAACAACCATTTACGAACCACCAATATACCTTCTCTAAAGAAAGTAGCCACACTTGTACAATACATACACATATGCATTATTTACTCCCTTCCTTCTTATAATGATTGCTTAATCTTTCTTTTGACTTGTGTGATAAACTTGAATCATCATCTAGTATAATTCTCATACCATTCTTCAACACAAATCCTTGTTTCTTATTAATTGATAATGGTCCATCAATCATATCAACCCATCTATCTATAAGATCATCAATTAGACTCATTTTTCTTCTCCCTTCTCTGGATTTTATCCCTACCAATTACATATTTACACCATTTACGTGGTCCAGCTTTCCACCATTCTGGTACTGGATCTTTAGACAGTATAACTTTAGCACCATAATAGCTACTTTTTATCCTCATCCTTCTCCTCCTTATTTTGTTTTATAAGAACACATATGTGACCATCACTCCAGTTTAAAGATTCAGGAGGTTCCTTGCTATCAGTATGAACTATGTGTCCACATTCACATTTATAGATATCACTCATATTAGTTTCCTCCTTTATGATTGTGTACAACTGCATCATATAAAGCAATAAGATCATCATCTTTTAATTCTAATAGAGTTTTAAGCATTGGTTCTTTAGATGCATGAACACCTTCACTGTATTTACTGGTTATACCTGGATAAAGAGTCTTAATTATTTTAACTACAAGTACTTTCATCTTTATTTATCCCTTCTTTAGTTAAGTAAAATTTAGGGATATAACTATCATCCCTAATAATTCTTTGCTACTGACACTTCAGGCCCCATTTACCAGTCATGGGTTAAGATTAAGGATTCGAACCTTGTATTGCAGCGACTCATGCCTTCAACATATATCTATGCTTAGAGATATCAGCAGCAAACTATTGAACATAAGCTGTGGTAGCGATCCACGAACCTTTAATGAGCCTAACCCAACATTTGAGGTCTGTGCTCATGTTCAAATATAAAAAAACAGAGACCACAATTTGCACATATGTCTGGGTGTGGTAATTTATACCGACCGCTATCTCTGTATTACGGCTAGTTTGCACTAGAGCTTTACTACTTAATCTTTTACCCATCTGACAACAGCGATTTTATCTTCTTTGCCTTTACCGCCATTCATCACTTTGCATTTATCACCAGTCTTCTCAGTAATGCGTTCAGCTTCTTCTTTACACCATGATAGATTATATCTTGTTAACCATTTTGTTACTTGTATTATATTACACATGTTATCTCCCTTTTTTTAAGACCCATACCTCAATAGTTTTTTAGCAAATTCCACTAGATATTGATTATCACTATCAAGAACCATATCATCAAGCTCATGATAATTATCAGCATTACCATCCATAAGATTAGCATTGCTATCTTTACGACCCAGGATAACTTTGATAAGCTCTTGTACTGCCCTTAAGACTAACCATCCAAGAAACTCTTCAGAAGTAATAGTACGAAAATAGTTAATTATCTTCCGACTCATTGTGAGCTCTTTCTGATTTATTGTCCACATATTATCCTCCCTTCAAGAGGTTTATTAAAAGTATTACAATAGACGTGGTATTGCTAGGGTTCATATCTTCGCAACTGCCTATGTCATCTCGCTCAAGTTAAGCAATCCCTCACAGTTTATACCACACTCTGTCTACCTATCAGTAATTATTTAAAGTGGCTACAAAACCATCAAGGCACGTGACTGAAGAATATCTTCATATTCTCTCCCTCTACAGACGAACTTAATCTCTGCCATGCGGGTGGTGTCTATTGTAAAGATATTGGCACTCAGGTTCGCTATAAAGAATAGCGTCAATCACTATCATTCATACATATTTACAGTAGTCTAACCAGCAACCAACTGGACCATAAACTTGATACTCCTGATAGCTTAAGATTGATATGAATTAGAGTGCCAAAGAAATATTCGACAGTCCAGTGAGACTAACACTGTACTAGGCTATGAACCTAGCTGTTAGAGGGAGCCTATCGTGACAACTGTCAAAAGGTGTAAAAACTTTCAAAAATTAGAGAGAACACACATAGACCATTTACACCATGTAGTTTATGTATGCTCTCCCTGTTCCTATGCTAATAACACACCAATTCAATACCTAAACAATGAGTGACTGTATCACCTCAAACCATCAGTTATGTTTAAGTTTATCTTAAGAAGCCATTGGTATCTCAAGAGTTGTAGTGGCTTAAGCTCAAAGGGCTATCAGCGTATATAAAATTTTTGTGGGTGCAACCTTGCCAGGACTATTTCTTATCATATGTTTGTTGATAGGCAGGACTTTCTGCTGTCTTTAACCAGCTACCTGCTTTATAGTAGATATCCCACTTTCACTACTCCCCCACCATAGGGAATTTGTCAAGTTGTTGAGTATAAGTTGGTAGTATGTATATGTTATGTATATATGATAGTTAGTTAAAATAAAGACTAAACCAAGAAAGAGTGACAACACTCATGCACTAGCGTTGCCACTCTCGTTACGGATACAGCGTAAAGTTTACAGTTTACTCCTAGTTTGCCATTGGTTTCTCCTCTTCTTCCATGATTCAACAGCATCAATGGATTCTTTGGAGTGATTGACTACAGTAGTACCACGTCTTCCGACATAGGTAGCAGTTCCCATAGGTAAAGACTTTAAAGCTTTGCCAATAACCTCATCAGCTACCTTTACTGCTGGGTCAGTGTATACTACTTCACCATTAACTACACCCATGCCAGGCGGCAGTTCGTCTTCATTAATAGCATCAGGTTCTTTAGGTGTGTCAGCCTTTATGGCTGCTGGGATAATAAGTGGAGCCAGCTGCTCAGCTAGCTTTAGTAACTCATCATCTGTGAGTTGATTCTTTATAAGTGACATAGTATGTCTCCTAAGTTAGTTGTTAAGTAATTACTTACAATAATATAATCTAATAATACAAATTGTAAATAACGTAATCGTTATTACGAAAACCCCCCGATAGGGGGGTACCCATGGGAGAAAGGCCACACACTAAAATGCTATATTTTTCAAACCTTTTGCATATTGTCTAAAGTTATGCTATATTCCCCATGACAATGTTATTAGATAATAATAATAATCACCCAGTAGGTACCCTAGCATTAGTTCTACCTAAGGGGTCAGACGTTGGATTTGATAGGGGTTTCCTGAATTTACAGGAACATGTTCTCCTTGAGTTTTCTCCGATATTGTCGAAACCAGCCTTGTTATAAAGCAGAGTATGGGTAGAGCTTAGTCCAAGACTAAAAATGGAACTGGCTCTGACGAAATACAAGGTGTGAAACCCAAGAATTGGCTACTGCCTCTCCAGGGATAAGTCCATATACTTCCCAAATATATAATTTAACTTTCACATGATATCAGCTTAGTTATAGATTAGTATATGCAGATCTACACACTAAGGATAAGATATAGTAAGAGAAATGGTGAGATATATGACATATCTGAGGAGATTGAAGATGAGGATATGCATTTTCAAGTTAGTGATACAGACCTTGTAGACTTAATAGATGAAGAAGACATGATTGAGGAAATGCAAATGGGTTCCACAGATATAGCCCTAACTTGACAAGCCGCTTACGCTTACTATGAGACATTACAAAGTTAACGGCTTATCACACACTGTATACGAGGAAGAGGCTGAATTGCCTGCCAATATACTAAACAATATAACTAATGACATCAAGAAGGCCAAGGTAGGTCAATGGATAGAAGCACACGATGGCTGTTATATGGAAGTGTTAAGGTCAGGCGAGTTAAAGAGAGCCAAGGGTAAGAATAGGATTGTAAAGTATATAGGGACCTGTACTGGTACTTACTTATCTGCAGGAAAGGTAGATTCCTCTAGGAGAGAGAACATATATACTATCAGTGGTAACAATGCTAAGACACCAGTGAGGAATAAACTGAATAAGCATGAAAGTCTTTTTGTTAATTATGTAACTTCAGGCATGAGCCCACAGGAAGCTTATATAAAGGCATTCCCTACCAATGATCCTCATTACGCTAATTTTAAGAGTTCGGAACTTATTAAATATACAAGAATAAGGAAAGCTATGAAGAAAGAACTAGAACCTATACTGGAAAAGCTCGGAATCACCCAAGAGAGCATACTTGAAGGTATAAAGGCAGTTGCAGACCTCTCAGAGAAAGATGACACTAAATTGAAGGCTTTGTTCAAGTTATCTGATATATTAGACCTTGAAGACAAGTCTACAGCCAAGCTTACGCAGTTGACTGGTATACAGTTTCAAGGGTTTAGTGATAAGCAGCTGGAAGATGTAGAGAGACCTAAGGAGATAGAGAGTGGCTAATCAGGTGAATGACAGGGCATTTGATCTAATGACCACTGCTGCTGATAAGACTGCAGTAGATTTATTTCCCCCTAAGAAAGAAGAGGCATCAACTAAAAATATACATAATGCATTGATGGCAGCAGGTATGACTCCTGCTTATGGTAATATAGCTGATTTAGCCGATGCAACACTATATGCTCTTGAGGGAGAATTTGGAGATGCAGCTTTGTCATTAACTGCGGTTCTACCTTTTATTGGGCAGATTGCAACAGCTAAGAGAATACAAAAAGGGGTAAATTCTTTACCATCCTCAGTCCAGAAGAAATTGTTGGAGGGGGATTATATACCTACGTGGATTAGTTATGGGAGTCATACAGCTAGAACTAGTGGTCGTGCGTTAGGTATGCATTCCAGAGGCACAGGGAGAAAAATTGAAGAAACAAATATGATAAAAAATATTATTAAACATAAAACAGAGAAAAGCCGTAAGTTATTTGAGGATATGATGAAGGCTGAGAAAACACTTAAAAAATTTGGAATAGATATAAACGATTTTTAAAGAAAGTACATAAATAGGAGAATGAAATGCCGTTAACAGGAGAATATAGTGAGAAAGTCCACAAAGCACTTGAGACCTTAAAGACTAAGGATGGAATGACAAATGCAAATGTCAAGAAAGCACAGGAACTTCTCCAGTACTATCCTCAGAGTAAGGAACTAAAGGCAGATGGTTTCTATGGAGGAAAAACTATTAAAGCTATAAATAGTTTCTATGACAATTACTACTGGACTGAGGAGAGAAGGATGAATAGATTAATAGAACTTCATGGGGAAGATGCTATAATGATGTCTGAGCTAGAGGCTATGAAGCAGTATCAACGTGAGCATCCTACAACTGATGAAGACCTGTATCCAGATCCTGTACCTTTGTCTGGAGATAGATAAAATACAATTTAAAAGATTCTTTTTGTAAATAAACTTTATATTTTGCATATTCTAGCATGAAAAATGGTAGAGTAGTGTCAAAACATGACATTATCCGTGAAATAAAGGGTGTAAATGAGCGTTTAGACTACTTGTTTTCAGGTTTACAGGTATTAAGTACCAGTTTAAAGGATTATATTGACTTCACTAAGAGTGAAAAGAAATTTGTAAAGTTTTTAAAGAAGAAGTATGGCGAACATCAATACCCAGAACATAACGAAAGCTGAAGAACAGTTAAAGTTAGCATATGAGGACTTAATAGCTTTTGGCAAGTTATTTCTTCCAGACGACTTTCAGAGAAGTGAGACTCCATTCTTTCATTATGAGGTAGCAGATGCAGTTGATGATGCAAGTGTTAGACAGTTGGCAGTTATTTTACCAAGAGGGCATGGGAAGACTGTTCTTACTAAGTGCAGTATCCTTCATGATTTTCTCTTTACTCAAGAGCCATTGTTTTATGGTTGGGTGGCAGCAAGCTCAAAGATTTCTGTCCCTAATCTTGATTATATTAAGTATCACCTTGAATTTAATGATAAAGTGAGATATTACTTTGGAGACTTAAAAGGTAGAAAGTGGACTGAGGATGATATTGAACTCACAAATGGGTGCAAACTCATTTCTAAGTCTAATCTTTCGGGGATAAGAGGTGGGGCAAAGCTTCATAAAAGGTATGATCTCATTGTGCTGGATGATTTTGAAGACGAGAATAACACTATTACGCCTGAGAGTCGTTCTAAAATATCGAATCTGGTCACGGCAGTCGTGTTTCCAGCACTTGAACCAAAAACAGGAAGATTAAGAATAAATGGAACTCCAGTGCACTATGATTCATTTATACAGAAGATTCTTGTTGGATATCAGCAGGCAAACATGAGGGGTAATCCATTTAGCTGGAAGGTCATAACATACAAAGCATTGCAGGATGATGGGACACCACTCTGGCCAGATTGGTTTGGAATGAAGGAGATGGAGAGAAAGAAGAAATTCTACCAGGATTCAGGCTCTCCACAGAAGTTCTATCAGGAATACATGATGGAGGTTCAAAGTGCAGAGGATGCTATCTTTACAAGGGATCACATAAAGTTTTGGGATGGATCATTCAAATTGGATGAGGAAACTGGACTTTCTTTTATAGATGCAAATAATAATGGATTTCTGCCATGCAATGTATTTGTAGGAGTGGATCCAGCTACAGATTCTGCCAGAAGAGATTCTGACTTTTCAGTCATGATTGCTGTAGCAGTAACTCCAGATAATAATATTTATGTACTTGATTACATACGAAAGCAGTCTATACCAGTATTGGGAATCCCAGGAGAGCATAGGTTGGGTATAGTAGATTATATGTTCCAATATGCAAAAAGTTTCAAACCAAGTCTCTTTACGGTAGAAGATACCTCAATGAGCAAACCTATCTTCCAAGCATTGAACTCTGAGATGAGAAGAAGAAATGACTTCTCTATTGGATACAGGGCAGAAAAGCCAGGGAACAGGATGAGCAAAAGGGACAGGATACAGGAGATATTAGCTCAAAGATTTTCAATAGGGCAGATACATCTGAAGAAGACTCAGTATGATCTGCATAGAGAGATAACAACATTTGGACCAAGAATGGCTCACGATGACACCATAGATGCTCTTGCTTATGCAGTCAAGTTTGCTAATCCTCCCATGGCAGCAGGTCAGGATAAAGAGGGTAATTGGTATAAAAAGAAACCTAAAGCAAGAGATTGGGTAGTAGCATAATGGCAGATCCTAACTTAGAGAAACAATTAGAAACATACTTTACAAAGGGAGATAGTTTATACAGTATTTTTGCTGATCCTGGTACTCCTGTATTTGAGAAGGAAGGTGATTATCCAGATATTCCACTTTTTACTAAAGAAGGTAAATGGAATCCTGCATGGGATGAAAGAGGGCTATCAGACATATCAAGGGAAGGTGGTGTTATTTCTGGAACTAATATCAAAGGTCAGTCTGAGAGAAGAACCATTACTAGAAGTAGCTCTGGGGCACCTCCAAGACAACAGTACTTATCTAGGAAAATGGGTGAACTAGACAGGGAATTGCCTTTTGAGGTATCAGGTGATATACGTACTAGCATGATGAAATCAGGATATATGCCTCGTGATAATCCTTTATATAGTAAAAAAGGAGAGATTTGGAGTCCGTTTAAAATGGCACAAATTTATAGAGATGAAACAAAGGATATGAGTTTTCGTGAAAGAATAGATTTTGATGCTATGTGGAAGGATGTTTTAGGTAATATGGCAACAGAAAAGCCTACAGCAAATGATAGGGTTTTTGAAGCTATAAATGAGTAATGGCAGATATAATTACAACTAAAGATTTATCCGTAGAGGATACAAGTAAACTAAAGACTGGAGATACAAGGAAGAAGTATAATACTTGTCCTCCAGGTAAAAAGAGAGTAGGGAATAAGTGTGTTCCCATAACTAAAAGAGGAGGTTAATATGCCAAAAGCATGTGTAGATAGATTAATCAAGGATGGTCATTCGCCAGAAGCAGCTCATAAACTTTGTTATCCAAGAGGTAAAAAGTATGCGAAAAGTGGTAATAGTCCAAAGTCTGCAGGTAAGTCTAAACCCAAATCATCATATTAGGAGTTGGGAGTGGCTACAAAATTAAATAAAAGACAAAAAGAGTTGATTGCCGAGATATTTGATCCTCCCAAAGCTAAACCAACAGCAGCGTCAAGAAAAAGAAATCTGGCAATGCAGGAATGTCCTGCAAGTTATGGTTATCTAAAGAAGGGTAAATGTGTTCCACATAAAAAGGCAAAATCTCCAGAAAGAGCTTCTGTTGCGAAAAGTGTTTCAAGAGGCTTGAGAGGTAAGACGAGATTGCAGAAAAAGTACTCTGAGGCTGTAAAGAAAGATTTGGCAAAGATAAAGTAATGGCACAGAAGAGAGCAGACATATTTGGTCATGATAAGCGTGACAGGGAGCCGAAGAAAGCTCCTCCAGATTCATATCATATATGACCATACGAAGGTACACCTCACCCAGTTAGGGAGAGTCATGATAAAAAGAAGGTTAAGAAATAATGCCTAAGAAGAAAAAAGCAGACCAGATAAGAGAACTATACAATATGTCTAATAACTGGACACGAAGCCAGTGGCAGTATGTGAATCAGAAGGGGTACGAGTTTGCTCATGATGAGCAGTTATCCCAGAATGAGAAAACATCTTTGCAGGAACAAGGTATGCCTACATTTACAATTAATAGGATACTGCCTGTTGTTGAGATGCTTAATTTCTACGCAACTGCAAATAGTCCAAGGTGGCAGGCTATTGGTGTTGAAGGCAGTGACTCTGATGTAGCGGCTGTATTCTCAGATTTGACAGATTATATCTGGCATCTTTCAGATGGTTCCGCACTTTATTCAAATGCGATAAATGATGCTATCTGTAAGTCTATAGGATACATACTTGTTACTGTGGATTCAGATATGGACAATGGAATGGGAGAGGTTGTTCTTCAGCAGCCAGAACCTTTTGATATATATGTAGATCCAAAGTCAAGAGATATGATGTTCAAGGATGCATCATATGTTTTAATAAGGAAGGTGCTTCCAAAGAGTCATGTTATAAAGCTTTTCCCTCAATATAAGAGAAAGATAAATAGTGCTTCCTCTTTAGATGGAGACCATTCTTACTCAGAAAGAGCTATTTCAGACAGTGAGCAGAAACTATTCTTGAAAGATGATTCTACTGCAGAGGATATGGGGATAGATGCAACTGGACAGCAGGAGCAGACATTAGAATTATTTGAGCTCTATGAAAAGATAAAGATTTCTTATGTAAATGTATTTTACAGACTACCTCCGAATAAGGAGCAGCTGAAGGCAATACAGCAGCAGGTACAGGTGAAAATGAAGGAAATGGCTGCTGAGATGGAAGTTGGACTTTTGGAACAACAGCAACAAATGGAGCAAGCAGTTCAGGAAGGGAAGATGATTCCTGAAAGATATGAGCTTGAGATGCAGAAAGCTCAGGAAATGATGCAACAGCAGTTACAGGCTGCAGAGCAGGAATATATGAGTCAGTTACAAGCTGCAGCTTCCCAGATTGAGAATAAGATCATATCAGAGAAGGAATATAATATACTTCTAAAGGATAAAGCTTTTCAGGAGTCTGTTGTTGACAGTGTACAGTTTTATGGTATAAGAATAAGGCAGACTATTGTTGCAGGTGATAAGTTGCTTTCTGAGATAGTATACCCAGAGAATATAGTTGATTATCCTGTAATTCCATTTCATTACAAATGGACTGGAACTCCATATCCAGTATCTGCAGTTGCTCCTCTGGTAGGAAAGCAGAAAGAGATAAACAAGTCTCACCAGATAATGGTTCATAATGCATCTTTAGGATCTTCACTTAGGTGGTTATATGAAGAGGGTTCTATAGATCCAGAATTATGGGAACAGTATTCTTCTTCTCCAGGAGCATTACTTCCTATTAGACCAGGATCTGCTCCTCCTACTCCAGTCATGCCAGCTCCATTATCAAATGCATTCTTTTCTGTTGTTCAGCAGGGGAAAGCAGATATGGAATACTTAGCTGGAATTTATTCTTCAATGCAGGGAGATACTCAGCAACAGCATGAGACATTCAGGGGTATGCTAGCATTAGATGAATATGGGACCAGGAGAATTAAACAATGGATGAAGCATTCCATTGAACCAGCATTAAGGCAGTTGGGGAAAGTAATCATGCAAGTATCCCAATCTGTATATAGTGCAAATAAAAGATTTAGAATTATACAGCCTTCAGCTATTCAGGAACAGCGTGAGCAGGAATTGAATATTCCAATCTATAATGATATGGGACAGGCTATAGGGAAGTCAATGGATTATCAGGCAGCTAAGTTTGATGTAAGAATAGTTGCTGGTTCTACGCTTCCAGTAAATAGGTGGGCATATCTTGCTGAACTGAAGGAACTTATGCAGTTTGGTGTCATAGATGATATTGCAGTTCTTGCTGAAACTGATGTAAGAAACAAAGAGCAGATAGCAAAGCGTAAGAGTCTTTATGCTCAATTACAAGGTCAGTTGGGACAGATGGAAGAAGCATTGAAAGATAAGGAAGGTACTATTGAAACTCTTGAGAGACAATTGGTACAGGCTGGAATTAAGGGTAAGGTCATGCAGGCTGAGATGGAGATCACTAAAAAGAAGGAAGAAGTCAAGGGTGATATGAAGGATTCCTATCGTTCAACAGAAGCAAAGCAGAAGCTTCTACAGAATGTAATGTCTAATGAGGTAGACTCTACAAAGAAAGATTTAACAAGAGAATTACAGTTTGCAAAAAAGAATTTGCAAGGTAGTAATAAAAAGTAGTAACATTAACAAAAGTATAGGAGAATAGAATGGAAGAAACAGCAGGCAACCCAGAAGCAATACCGACAGCTGATCAAGCTGAAAGTGAAGTTTTTGGCTCCTCTGAGGGCTTTTTTGAAGCTCTAGAAGAAAATGTAAATGGCGTAATTGCCGATGATAACACTGAGGCAACCCGACAGGAAGTTGGCACCGAGCAGGTAACCCAGCAAGAAACTGTTGGCTCCGATAATGTGGGTTGGGATGATGACGGTAATCCCTATAAAAAACGCTACAAAGATAGTAGTCGTGAAGCCGTTAAGCTGAGAGACAAGTATAAAGAGGTGGAACCTTTTGTACCTGTCCTTGAGGCAATGAAAAACGATAGCGGGCTAGTTGAGCATGTTCGTGAGTATCTGGTCAATGGAGGTAGTACTCCCAAGAGTGTACAAGAGCAGTTTGGATTAGATGAGGATTTTATGTTTGATGCTAATGAAGCAATGACAGAACCCGACTCTGATTCAGCAAAAGTCTTGAATGCTCAGGTAGACAAGGTCGTTAAGCATAGAGTGGGACAAATAGTACAAACTGAAAAAGCTAATGCAGCTAAAATGCAGCAACAGGCTTCACAGAAAACAATGGAAAATGAATTCAGAGAAAAGAAGGGCATGACTGATGAACAGTTTGATGCCTTTAAAGAAAAAGCACAGAAACATGTGCTTACTCTTGAAGACATTGATTATCTATTGAATCGTGATCAGGCTAATGCTAATGTTATCACATCTGCTAAAAATGATATGTTGGACCAGATGAAGAATGTCAGGAACATACCGACAACCGCTAGTGGAGCTAACAGCCAGACCGAAGAGAAGACTCCAGATAACGCTTTGTTTGATGGAATCTTAGGTCTGGATGGCGATTTAGATAACCTGTTCGGATAGAATTATTTTTACAAAGCCA